CCGCGGTGAGCTTAATATCTTCGCAGGTGGCTCGGGTGCGGGTAAATCACTCTTTTTAGCCAACTTAGGGTGTAACTGGGCACTGCAGGGCCTTAATGTGGTCTATTTGACTTTAGAGCTCTCAGAGGAGCTAGTTTCCATGCGTGTAGACTCCATGCTGACTGGTATTCCCACTCGAGAAGTGTTCAAAAACCTAGATGACGTGGAAATGAAGGTTAAGATGATCGGGAAGAAAAGCGGTCAATTCCAAGTCAAATACATGCCAAGTGGTAAGACCAGCAATGACATTCGCAGTTACCTAAAAGAGTATGAAATCAAGATGGGCCGTAAAGTAGACGTACTGCTGGTAGACTATCTGGACTTGTTAATGCCAATATCCAAGAAGATTAGTCCCGCAGACTTGTTTATCAAAGACAAGTATGTATCAGAGGAATTGCGTAACCTAGCAGTGGAAAAGAACTGTGTGTTTGTCACTGCGGCACAGTTGAATCGTGGTGCTGTAGAAGAAGTTGAGTTTGATCACAGTCATATCTCAGGCGGACTTAGTAAGATCCAAACTGCGGATAACGTGTTTGGTATCTTTACCAGTAGAGCGATGCGTGAGCGTGGTCGCTATCAAATTCAGCTGATGAAAACTCGTTCAAGTTCGGGTGTGGGTATGAAGATTGATCTAGAGTTTAACATTGACAGTCTGCGTATCAGCAGTCTAGCAGAAGAAGACAGCTATGGCAATCATAACAGCCAAAGCGCCGGCTCAAGTTTACTCAACTCAATTAAACAGCGGCAGACTGTACAAAGTGAAGATGCCAGCGGCACTGGTAGCACATGGGAACGTGCCAGTCCTAAAGAAGGATTTGATTTGGGCAAGCCAAAGATCACAGCTGAAGTGGCCAGTAGTAAACTACGTGAACTGCTGAACAACCTACCCTCAGACGATATCTAAGCATTTTTTAGCTGAAATGATAAGTACGTATATAATACACACTAGAAAGCACCATGGAACTTTACCACCTACGCTCACAAACCGATCCCCTGACCAGAGTCATCAAAGATGATCCAGTACGCCCTCACATACCTCTTGAACAGCGTATCAATGAGGCCGCGGAGATACTGATACTTAAAGCTGGAGAAGAAGTACTAGCGGCCACTTGTATGCAGTGGCTAAGTGAAATACCCGCTGATGAACAAGACCTTATTGGCATGGGCAAAGACAAGAATGTTGCTGTATTCTATACCATTTGGTCCTACTCACCGGGTGCGGGCGCGGCCCTACTTCAACAGGCCGCAGAATGGTTGCTCAAAGACTATCCTATGATCAAGAGTATCGTGACACTGAGTCCCCCTACAGAAATGGCCCGCAAGTTTCACCTAAAGAATGGCGCCACTGTGCACAAGACCAACGAGACCTCAGTTAATTACAAGTACTACGATCGCCCCGCTGATTAAATTTAGCGCGAAGCGGCTGCAAAAAAATTAGCTACGAAGTAGCTAGCGAAGCAAAAATTGCAAGCAATTTTCTACTCAATTAACCGCTAGTTTAATCAATTCGTAATCATAGTAAATAATACTATGCCATCGAGTCGTTACTACTTGCCGGAATTACACAGTTTCGAACACCTAGCCATTGTTCCGTGGCCGTGGACCACATGCTGTCAAAGAGACTGGATAGACAGTTTATTCACCCTAGAAGATTGGCTTAATTGTCGTGTTGGACCACATTGGTCAGCGTGGGCATATAGTAATCACCCTGATCTAGAGTATACACAGGCTTGCGTAGCCTTCAAAGAAAGCCGCTATAAAACCCTGTTCCTACTCACTTGGAGTTAGTCTTCTACGTAAGGGCAACAGTCAGAGAACCGTAATACAAACTCTGTGAGCACACTAGTATCTTCTTCGATCCAAAAGCGTGTACGGTTAAGATGTACTTCTACTGTGAGCTTGTGATCCATAATAAACTTGAACACTTCTGCTGCACGTGGATCTAAGGTTAATATATAGTATTGGCGCATTATCTTAGAAACTCAACATAGTAGGCAACGGCACACAGCACAACTATAACGTATATCCAACTGTACTTGTCCCAGTGTGGTAATTCAACATATTCATTACGGGTGTATACTCGATAGTAACAGTCGTAATCTGGATCGTAACGATATTGCCTACCGTTCTTCTCTATAGTGCTATTGTATAAGTCGTTCATGATATTATATATGCCAACTAACTATGCTGGTAAAAGATCTAGGCCAAATGTTGCTGTAGTGCGTTAATTTGTTCTTGTCCACCTTTTGACAGTTTAAACCCTTGTTCCTTAGCACGATCGATACGTTGATCATAAGTGGGATGTGTACTATTGGGTAATCGAGTTATAGTATTGGTAAAGTCATACTCTTCTTTACTGTGCATAAACTTGAATACTTCGGCAGTGTCATAGCCCAACTGTCTAGCTAGTCGGATAGCAAAGTCATCTGCATCCAACTCATCTTTGCGTGAAATTGCGGGTGTTGCTGGAGCACCCACATGCGCTAGAGCAATGTGCCCAAGTTCATGTCCTATGGCCACTGCTAGTGTAGCATCAGGTGCGTCCCAAAAGACCGTAATGTCTATAATGATAGTACGATCCTGTGGATTAGCCTGTACATACTGATCAGTGCTACGTACTGTGATTTTGGATCCTGCTAGTTTCTTTGCCCATGGTGTGCCAGCTGCAGCAATTAGTTTGGCTAGCATGGTGTTGCAACGAGCTTGTAATTGAGCCAATCTGGGTGCCCAAGTGTTAACCAAGGCAGTGGGATCCTTGTTTAAAGTAGCTAGACTTTGAAACTTCTTAGTGGGCGCATCTTCAAGGATTTCAATGATCTTCATAGTGCATTATTTATAATGAAAATGGGTCTACAGTGATTAAAAAAAATGTGCGCAAAAAAAATTAGGGAAGTACTTACACAATGTACAGGCGCAATTTGGCTGTTGACTGGTATAGTGGGAAACAGTAAAAAACACTATAATTAGCATCCTTGCTTGTACTGTTAACACCTGTACGTAATATTTATGAGGCCCCGAATGGGTCCTGTGCTTCGCACTGAGATTCGCGTAAAAAAATAAGGAGAAGTACTTACAGATTCATGCTGGTGATTCTACACCTATATACCATGAATTTTTGCTTGCGCTGTTGTAAATAAACAACAAATAATAATATGTATAGCCTGACCCCCTCACCCCACCACCGAGGTCTCAAGAGTGCCGACCGTTCCGAAAAAGAATCCAAAAAAAATCCTGACACAACCGGGAGCGAATCGGATTTATGTGTCAGGATCAACTGCACCAAGGAACCTTACGGTTGACCTCAGCTCGGACAGTGTTCGGGAGCGAATCTACTGGCTGTCCTATAAGCTAGGGCTATAGTTATAGTTAATAGCGGCCCTAGCTGTACTTACTACTGTACTCTGTACTAGCCCTACCCTTATGCGTTGCGCATACAGGTAACACGGGCCATAGCTTGCCACTTGTCAGGGAAGCTGACACGCAGGTCTGCGATCTTCAACACCATGCGCAGGCTCAACTCACGCAGGCTCTTCTTGTTAGCATCAATGAAGTCAATGACGCCCTGCTTGTCTTCATCTGCCAGCTCATACTTGTCCAGCATGCCGTCGCCTACGATCTGTTTAATACGCAACATCTTCTCGTGCTCTGTATCGATCGTTAGGTCCAAGTAGTGGCAGCGTGACTCCAGTGCTTCCAAGTGATCACGTAGCTTCTTACTGCGAACATTGTCGAACTTGATGTTGGTAATAAAGATAGCGCCGCCTTTGAATTCGAAGCTGTTGGGCACACCTTCACGGGCCAACATGTGACTGTCCGTGTTCCAATGGATCATACGCTTGGCTGATGTATCCAACGCAGCCTTAAGGATGTTCAGGGATAGATCGTCAAGCAGGACACTATCACAGTCATCAAACACTAGGATGTTCTTAGCGTCTTTGTAGGCAAACAGCTTGGCATACAGGCCCAGTGCACTCATTGCGCCTTTGACCACTTCATACTTCTTCAGCTTCTGATCGTTGGCAATATTAGCCATAACATCGTGCTTGCTCAGTACCGTCTCAACACCGTGACTCTTGCCTACGCCAGGCGGGCCACTTACGATCATAGCACGTACCTTACCAGCTTTAACAGCTTTGGTCATGTCGTCCAGGATCGTAAAGCGATCACGCAGGCGCTCCATGATCTGTTCGTCTGTCTCTGTAATGACCTTTTGGACCGGTTCTTGTGCCAGGCTCATAACTTCTGCCTTGCTAGGCTTAGCCAACATTTCCATTGTCATAACACGTTTTGCTTTTGCTACCATTGTCGCTCCTATTAGTTAAGCATTAATTATACTGTAATTATCTCTATTAGTCAATCCACATCGGACAACAAGAACACACCCGCTCCTGCTGCCCCTGTGGCGATCCAATACCATTGCGGGTCGCTGTGATAGGCTATGATGCTGCCTACTAGGGCTACAATCCCTACCAGCTGTACCAAGGCCAATGCTATCAGCAGGGCCATGATCATCCTAACGATAAAGGTTACCCAACCGCCTGCTGTCGTAACAATCCAGTTCATGTTAGTCCAACCTTGAGCAACCGTAGGCTTGAAGGCCCAGTGCTCGTAAGTAAGTGGCCATAGCGTCAGCGCCAGCGGCTTTGATGTCCACGTTCTGTACAGGGAGGTTGCCTGGATTCCAAAAGCTCAAGCATTTGGGCTTGTAGTCCTTCTTAAATCCAGCGGCGATCAGCTCTTTGGCCTGCTTAGAGTTAGTACGATCCACGTAGACGTCTACCCACGCAAATCCACATGCGAACGCATCCTTGCGTCCCATCTGCTCGTACATGGCAATTGATGCCTGCTCAGCGAGGATCTTGCCCTGCTGTACTTGTTCTGCTGTAATCATTTAGTTCGCTCCTAAGTGTTTAAGTAGTAATTATACTATTGAATCGCAGGGTTGTCAACCGACTTGCGCTTGGAGTAAGCAATGATGCCTTCTTCCACAAACAAACTTGCGCTGAGTACTGCGAGGAATGCCCAAAGAGGCCATGTGTAAAGGAATGCTTGAATGACTTCGTTCATTACTTAACTCCCAGTTCGTTGAGTGTTTCCGCTACGTCAATTGCGTCGGCCAAGGTGTTCAGCACTACCATAAGGGCTGTTACTCCCGCAGGATCGTTCTTCAGGATCTGCATTGCGTAGGACATGGCCTCGTCAAGTGTATCGCGTTTGGCAAAGAGATTACAACGAATCTTCTTTGTAAGTTCTGCTGTTGTCAATGCTTGCATGTGTCGCTCCTAGTGTGTCAGTGTGTAACTATTATAACAGGGCTTCGCTCCCCTGTCAACCAATTAGTCTATCCAGCTCTCTACCATCAGCACAGGCTTCTTCAGCACTCGTTTTACAAAGTCCTCAGGCTCGTCATCTGCACGCACCAGCACAAAGCCCATGCTCTCTACCAAGTCTGTCTCGCACACTTGTAAGTCCAGACCTGCGGCCTCAAATGCTATGTTCATCTTAGTAAGGGCATACTTAACGCCTGCTTCAAATGCCATATACTCTGCATCTGCTGTGTCCTCAAAGTCGAACTCTTTCTCCATAATGCTCACGTACTCTTGTCCGTCTGCTACGATGAACTTGCCGATCTTCTTCCAGTTGCTCTGCTTCTCACTGTCAAAGTGGTCACATGCTTCGTTCATGTCAAATGAGGCAAAGCGGTCATAATTGATATTAGCCATTTGGGTCGCTCCTAATGTTTGTTTCTAAGTGTTAATTATACAACTACTTTGGCTAGTTGTCAACCTAACTACAATTGCCTCAACAACATATAGAAATGTACCAGCTCTTGGCTAGCAAGATGCATCAGCAGTACCCCACCGTAGGTACACTTCTATATGTTATCGCTTAGGCCGAGTCTCCAAACTCGCTTCGGATCCCTTGGTTACAACCCTTTTTGCATCTCTGCTGGGTTCTTACATTTGAGGATCACCTTGCTTGTTATTATGTGTTAATTATAGCACCGATCAATAACCCAGTCAACCGAAGGGTTATACCAAGGCCGCTGTCTTAGGATAGCGAGTTTCAGCTTCGTAAGCACCGTCGCAGGTAAACTTGACCTGCCCGTACTCTCCCAGAACTTCTACCTTGATATCATCATAGGCGGCCCACTCGATACACTCTCGACGAGCCACTTGATAGTTGTTAGTCTCAACCAGGACCTGGCGGCCGCGATCATCAACCTTGGCCTCTTCATTGCTGGAATGATCAGTGACCACACGGTACTTAAACGGATATCTCATACTGCTTCCTTCACCACAAAGTAGCGGTAGGGCAAGCCTAAGGTGTAGCAGAGGTACTCGTCGTCACCGTTAGTCTCTTCTGCCTCGTGGATCCATCGCAGGGCCATTGCACGATCAGTTGCGCCGGACATAAGGAGATCAAGCATACGGATCTCAAAGTCATGCATGGCCTTTGCTTCTGAAGCCAGCTGAACCTTGTAGTTCTCATCGATGGTCTTGCTGAGCTGCACGAACTCTGCTTCGAAGGTAACTTCGTCCCAGGCAGATGTATCGATTCCACGTGGGCGAACGCCGTAGGCATCCTTGTACATGTCCCAGTACTGACATGCATACTGCTCCAGGACTGTCATCTCTTCCCAGCTTTTGAAATCTTCCATTGTTCGCTCCTTTTGTGTCTGTATGTAAGTATTATACGACTTTTGGGCTAGCCTGTCAACCAATTAATCGTAATCTTTCTTACCACCAAACTGCTCGTTGTACTCATAGCCTGCGTAGTAGGCTCTCATCTCAGCGAGTGACATGTCGTGCCCTTCAATGCGAGGGCTGTTGCCTGTCCCGTTAGGATACTTGTGAGGACTAGGAAAGCGACCGTACCAGCTGTCTGCTGAGCCACGATCAAAGGGTGAACCGTGTGTAGCATCGTATGAGATGCCCCGGAATTCTTGTGTGCGATTTGTTTCTACAATCATGTGTTGCTCCTAGGATGCTGTGTTGTAAACTTGGTACTTGCCTTCTGCGTCGTAGTACCACACACCGTTAATTAGCGTGTAGCCGCGCTTGCGGAATAGCGTTGCGTAGTATTTTGCGTAGTTAAATGCCATCTTGTGCTCCTTGTTACTTAGCCTACAGTATAGCAAGTTTGGGCAGGCCTGTCAAATGGTCTTGTGTTGTATTTGTACAACAATGGTCCGGCGACCAGGAATCGAACCTGGATTAATAGCTTAGAAGGCTATTGTTCTATCCGTTGAACTATCGCCAGAGAATGGTGGGCCCACCTGGACTCGAACCAGGGACCAAAGGATTATGAGTCCTCTGCTCTAACCAACTGAGCTATAGGCCCTACTCTTTACTTAACTCGTTCTATCTCTATCAGGTCGCCATGTGGATCCTCTTCGAAGATCACGCACTCGACGATGCCTTCTTCACCACGGCTAGCGATGGCCAGTTCCCTGGCTTCTTTCAAACTGTGTGTAGTGTCGACTAAATCCTCGAAACCATCTTCATCGATTGTCCACACTTCATATAGTTCCCAATTCATCTTTCTCTTTCAGGTAAGGAAGCCCGAGGAAGATCTTCTAGCACGTTGTAAGCCTTATAGGGAACAACAAAGCAATATTGATCTAAGCTCGGGCCTTTGATTAGAACGATGCGTTCTCGTCTTCAAGGGCAACAGCTGCAGCTTCTTTAAGAGCCGCTGATTCGCGTGTTGCTTTCGTAGACTTAGTAGTCTTAGCTGGGGTCTTGGCCTTAGCAGCCGGAACCTTAGCTGGGGTCTTTGGAGCCTTCTCGTCCAAGTACTCAGCGATCGCAGACTGAGCAGCTGCATCAGCAAACTCATCCATAGATTGGAGTTGACGAACAGCCTCATACTTCGAAACTGCTGTAGCCAACTCAGCCAAGCGGATGTCTTCGTGACCGTGTTTCGCAAGTACTTTGATACGCATGATATCAGTTGCGAAGCGGACCTTGTACTCGCCACCGAGTTTTGATACACCAACAATGTTAAACGTTTTATCTGTAGCCATTTTATTACCTCTTCTGTGTGTGTTAAAAATTATGAACGCCTTGTCCATATTCATATTGTACAACTCTTTTGGTTAGTTGTCAACCATTTTCCGCTTCTTTTGGCGAACCAAAGGAGCAGGAACCTTTGTTACTTTGAACTCTTTGGTTACATAGTAAGTAATCAAACTTCGTTGGATCATCGTAACTAAATCACCGTGGTCTTCTGGCACCACAAACCTAACCGGGCACTCACCCCAACTGTGTGTTTGGACAAATTGGTTATAATACCTTCTGTGATCCTTGTTAGCAGGATCGAAGATTACATACGGCCTGCCAAACAGTTCAAGTCTGCTCATTCATAGTCACCCATTGTCTAATCACTGCTTCAAGTGGTTTAAAATCATAAACAGGCGCCGCGGGGCGCACCCGTTCTCGTTCCTTAGAATCGTATGCTGTATTAAGTTCTTTATTTGTTTTCATTTTGTTCCTGTTCGTTAACTGCACTCACGCCGCCATCAAGATCGATGTCGATGTTCTCTTCTTCCCACATCTGTAGGTTCTCTACGATGCACATACACTCGTCCACTTCTG